CCATAACATCATCAATATCATTGCGCTTGGTTGTAAAACTGGAAATTGCTGTGGGGTAAGCCATATTCTATTGTCCTATTCAGGCGGGCGGGCAAACATTATAAAGCAACACGCTATTAATAGCCAAATGAACCGTGCCGGCGCTGCCAGCGTGGTAAAGTTCATAGTCCTCTCCGCCGCTGTTGTTTTCAAATTCCCCTTCGGCGTCCTTGACTCGGACCAGGTCCTTGTTTGGCACTCCTACGGCGCTGAAGTAGATCCGGGTTCGCGGCGCAACGACCACTTCATCCAGGTGCAGTCCATCATCCCATAAATAGGTCGCCGGTGGGATAATTGAGAAATATACAGTCATGTCGATGATATAACCAATAGCAACTTTGATCTGGTCGAACTCCTGCTCAAATGTTACAACGGCGGGAGGACCTGGGAAACGGTCCCCGACTTGTGTCCAAACTCCACCTGATCCTAACCACACCTGGCCATACTCACTATGCCAGGTGCCAGCCAGAGAAGCTAGTTGAGTACCAATTGGCATGACGCCAGGCATGTCGAAGATAATTTCATCAACGGAACCATATCTTGCATCCCGCCATGGGAAAATCGCTATCGCAACCGTACCCTCAAAATAGGTAATACCCACGTCGGGAGTGCAACTATCGAAGGACATATCTTGCGCTTCATTCGCGATGTAAACGCCCTCTTGGATCTCATAGCTCGACTCGAAGGGCCAAAACGGGAACGAGCCATAATACCATGGGCCGGTTGGTGTCTTGCCCTGGACGGCATACAGTCCGGATGCGAGATGATAGCCATCGCCATCCAGCAGTTCCGTGCCATGTTCCTCGGTTACTGGGATTGCGCCAGAATTGATCGGTGCGCCATAGATATAATACATGACGTCGCTGCCGGCGAGAGAGATGCGAAACTTCGCAACCGCGGATGCGGCCACCGGCGCGAATACCCCTGTACGGCTGCCAGGTCCGGGATCGGTTACCTCGGCCATAGTTGCATAGGCGATAACCGTATCGCTGGCATCCAGGGCCTCAATTGTGATATCGTCATTATCTGGTAGCGGCTTCCATGTCGCGCCCCCGTCATCTGTATATTCGAACGTGCCATTGATAACGATTGTCGATTTATTATCCGCTCCTGCAGCTCTAAGGATGCAGGCAAAGTCAGCGGTTCTGCTGGGTAGGGTGACGGAATATAAATTGCCACCCAGCGCCAGTGCAAACGGGCCATTGGGTAGAGCAGTCATGTCTGTATAACAGGCCGTATCGCCCGGATCAGGATTTGGGTCTGGTTCTGGGTCAGGGATCAATACCGGATCTGGATAGTGTGGCGGTTCAACCTTTGGAATCCCCGGAGGATAATACGGATCTGGCACAATAGCGACCGCGGAATAAATAACCTTTTGCAAATATAGGGTTGTCAATACGGACTGCCCGTTTTTTTTGCCATTGTTATCTGCCAACCATTCGTGTTCGATGCCGCCCACGCGGAACGATGCGCCTATTCCCAACTTGGCAACGGTCAACGGAATTGTATCCATCAGGTCCATGTCGTATTGGATATCCTCGCGTGCCTCAATACGGATAATCGGGTTTTTTTGCGAGCTAGCGAGGAAGTCTTTGAGAAGCACAGAGAACGCCCGCGCATATCCACTATCCTGGAGCCAGGGGTTTTTAAGTTGGAATCTGCGCGGCCCATAAATATCAATGCTGCCTGCGTCACTGGCCAGAAACTTAACCGTGATATCCACCAGTTTGCATCCCCAAACCTGGATGAATGTTATATAAGCAGTCGCAGCGGTAAAGTTGGAGATTCTCAACGTGGCGGACGTAGATTTGATATTGAGTAAAGCTACCAAGCAGCGCCCGGTAATATCTGTGCCCGTGCCGTCCGATGATGTGTTGGCCAGGAAATCGTAAACTCGCCTCAGCACGGAGCGCACGCCAATGGCATCCGGGAAACTGATATCCATGGTGTAGTTGCTGTTTGCGGGTGCAGCAATCCCCCCACCGGATGACCAGATCGCCGCCAGCGGATACTGTCCGCGCCGGCGCGCTTCCACCTCAATCCTATTTCTGACATTTTCCCAGGGCGAGGCAACCTGGATTTCCTTGAGCAAATTCGCCTGGTCAAGAGTAGGCAATGGCGAGGGAGCGTATGATAGCGGGTAATACTTGGCAGTCCCATCCGCAGCGATAAAAAACGTTCCCAGACTGCCGCTGGCCAGGTCATTGACAGTGTCCGCGGCATTGTACTGCGCCGCGTCAAAGACCGGGATAGGCTGAGCCCATGTCTGGACGTCTCTCCCGTACGGATAGTTCGCCCTGTTCAAGATATCATCTATGGCCGCGCTGACGGTGGAATGCAAAGTGATGGTCATATCCACCATCTGGTCATTTAGCCATTGCATGCCGTCATTGATGGTGATGATCACCTGGCGGTCATTGCCAGAATCGGGTTGAATGTCGGCGATATGCCCGGTGAGTACGTCGTGCGTTGTCCCGTCCGAGGTTTCCCGGACCTGGATCTGTACCTTGCGCCCCGGCCTGACGTTAGGGTAAAGCGGACCGGCGGTATTATAAGGGTCATAGCGACCGGTGGAATTATCCATTACAATCGTAGATGGCCAGACGCGCATGCTCTCAAAATTATTGGCCTTGGATGCGATGTAAAACTCGCGTCCGCGCTTGACCGTCATTCCAACACAGAAGGCGGCTTCGTTGAAGCCGGTGAAACCGTTTCCAGTCCAGTCAATGAGAACGATCCATTTCACCAGGGCGCCGGTTGGGCCAGGCTGAGGCACGGGGTCGCCGGTGCCATATTTGGTTCCGTCGCCAAACCTGAAAGTGGAATATTTCGCCATTAGGCATATCCCCGTTTGTGCAGAATACTCAGGATTGCTGGTGTAATAACGTTCTCCGCCTCCGCCTTCGAAGCCAGGCTGACCGCGGGAGCATAGGTGAATTGGATGATGGTCGATCCGCCCAGGGCATGGTTGGGTATAATGTTTCCTGCTGTTCCGGGGGTAAACATCTCCACGCCGCGTTCGCCCACGGGATAGCTGATACCGGGAAGAACGCGCCCACCATTCGCCTTTGGCAAGCCCACCGTGTCAGCATATTTCTGTATGCCCTCAACATTGAGTGGACCCGAAGCATCCTTGGCGTCTATCGCCCATTGAGGCATTTTGCCGGTTGCCGTGAATGCGAGAATGCCCAATGCCTTTCCAATGGTTCCCCAGTTTTGGGTAATAACGTTAACCACTAATAGGATTGCGCCGGCCAGCAGCGCCCACGGCCCCAGAGATGCCCAGGCTGCCGCACCCATTTTTATCAATCCTGCCGAGACCAGCGGTAGCATGGTCTGGAGCGTGCCTATAACCGTGAGAACCTGACCAAGGATCACAACGACCGGCCCAACGGCCACCGCAATGCCCACAAAAGCCAGAACGGTTTCCTTACCCGATACCGGCAACGCCACAAACCAGCCCGTAACTGCCTGGATGCCACTAACGACATTCATCAGCGCTGGCTTGAGTTCTATTAGTACCGGAACCAGGCCGGTCAAGAGATCGCCCTTGGCCTGATCGATTGCGGCGTTCACCGGTATCATAGCATCGCGCATTGTATTGTAGGCTACGGCGGCATTTTTGACCCCCAGTGTCATATTGTCGAGCGCTAAACCGGCTGCCTCAATCTTCTTGCTGTCTTTGCTGGCAATGGCTGCATCCATATCACCCTGTAGTTTGGCGAGTTGATCGGACGCATTCTTGCCAAACGTAACCATACTCTTGGCAAACAGGGTAACGGGAAGGGTGATGGCCGCCGACATACGCATTCCAACACTGGAAATATCGCCGCCGAGTTGTTTTAACGAAAGTGTCGATTTTGCGACGGCGGACTTGACAACCGGAGATAACTTATCGGTTCCGTTTATGTCGATCTGGATTTTTTCAGTCATGGGTTATTTCGCCTTCGGCTTCGCTGCCTCATTCTGCGCTTCAATTATTTTGCGTATTCGGTAGTACCACACAGCAGGCATGTCCTCGACCTCCCATGGCTTTATATGTGCCTCGTCTGCAATCGCCTTTTCTTCCGCCCACGCGGGCGCGCTCTTGCCGTTATAACAAACGGCGGCGATCAGTGCGCGCCCCTCGTCGGGGGGAGCAGTGCCTGCTGAAATTCCATCCACATACTCAGGATGCCCGCTGGGAAGTCCAATTCACCAATAACTTCCTCCCATACCTCTGGGGTAAAATGCGCGCCAGCTTCGTCAACTGCAAACTTACCCATAAGATCCAGGGCTGCGTCGTTGTCCGTTTGGGCAACCTTGACTTGCTTGTACTTGATCGGACCGTCAACGTTGAATTTCATAGTACCGCCACCAGTAGATTGACTGCGCAGAAGCGGGCATAGAGAGCAACGGCCGCCGAGACGTATCCGGCTTGGACTTCACAGGTGATGACATTATCTCCGTCCGAATCACCATAGGGAGGGAAGGACGTATAACGCCCGGCCAGGTCGAGCAGGAGCGTCTTATAGGCATACGCACCATTGCCAATGGTCAGGGCCGAACCCTGGTGCTGGATACGAATGCGCCGGGTTGTCTGCGCCACAAACTTGGCATATTCGGCAGTGGCGTTGGCATCATGTTCGTAGGTCATTTTCAAGTTCAGTGTTGGCTTGGTGTACTTAATGCCGTAAAACATGGGAGTGCCGTCAGCCGTGAACAGCGGGATAATGCCGGTGGTATACGTTACCTGGTAGCCGATCAGGGATCCCTGGATCTGCCCGCCACCGATGGTCGAGTCATCCACGAATATCTTCGGAGCCAGGATTTCTTCTTCGGCCGCGGCTGCCGTTGCGAACGTCAGGGATGTGAATGCTGAAACGGTACGCTGGCGACCAAGCCACTTCGAAGATATCTTCAGTGTCTCTTTGGCTGCCCAGGTAAGCGTGAACTCAGAGCAGAACGAGTATTCCATCTCAGAGACAGAGTTATTGTCACCGGCCTCAAGCGTGAACGTTTTGACTGCATTCCCGCCGGTTTCAGAGACAGGGAAATCGTAGATCTTGCCCGTGCCAGTGGTCCCATCTGCTACACCGGTCAAAACAGACTTGACGCCGGCGTTAAGGGGGTAAAGAACATTCTCAAAAGTGGCTTCTGTTTCGGGAAAATCCAGGGTTGCCAGTTTCGAGGGAATATAACTACGATCGGTGTCCACCAACAGGCCCACGTTCTCCGATGGGCGGATAACGGACAGGCCCGCGTCTATCTGCACTGCAGGTCCACGCCATATTTTGGTAGCGGCCACCGGCTGGCCAGCCGTGCCCTCCTGCCCTATTTGAATCTTGCGTTGTGGTACTGTGCCATAAGCCATAGTAGACTCCTACGCGATAATCTTCGCGTTGTTTAATACATAGACCCTGGATAGGGTATTTACCCCATCCCAGGAAGTGCGGACCGTGGAATAACTGAGGGTGGCGTACATTTGCAGTGTTCCGCCAAAGGTAATGTCGGCGACAAGTGCCGCCACCATAAGCGGGTGCAGCGTTTCCAGGGTTGTAAATGATCCAGGTAGGTCGCCATCCTCAGCCACGTGCAGCTCCACGGCGATATTATGCAATTCAAGCCGTGCCCCCGCCGGGTTTCCTGGGGTAATCGTGCCCGTGGCAAGGTGGGTAATAACGATGGGCTTCTCGCCTGCACCAGGGTAATTAGGCGCGGACTTGATCCCGGACACGTTTGCGCAGGCTGTTTGGATGGCTTTGATTGCGTCAAGAATTGCCATTAAAACCTCATCACATATTGTTCCATGATCGCGGCCACATCCGGGTCAAGGGATGGGATTGCAATAGGCTGTACGCCCATCTCGCCGCCGCCGGTCGTACCAAATACGGCTTCGTTGCGCTTGTAGTACCTGGCCGCTTGAATCATGCACGCCCTTGCAATGTCCGCCTGGGTCTTCCATACAGGCAGACTGGTCAGAATGTCATGCGCCGCGGCGGTCGATCCATTCCAGGCCCGGATCACGGTCAGGGAATTGGTAGCCACAACCGTGACAAGCATGAGCTCATCGCCGCACCTAACGATCTGCCCGGCGGTGTAGAGTGTGCTGCTGGTAACAGGTACGGTGGTGGTGCTGATATTGATGGCATAACTTAGGGTAGATGCCAGAGTCCATGCCTGCGGGTAATACGCGTGATAACCCCAGATGCCGTTGATCGTGATCGCATTCTCGGATCCCGTGGTTACCGACTGCATCCAGTAGATCGCCGCCATCGAATTGATAACGATGGACGATTTCGGGTACAGGTTGACGGGTTCGGCGCGGTATTCGGTTGTGGGCAATACTTCGCCGTCGCCATTGGTGAGAGCCAGGCTTTCGAGCAAGTCGGCCCTTAGTGCCAGCTCACGATCACGCGGGATGTCATATAACCTGGCCTGCACCAGCGGATACCAGGGCCGGAAGTGGCCCTTAAAAGTACAGATCGCCAGGCTGGCCGCTTCGATTGCCTGCTCCAACTGCGCCGTGACCGCGTTGGTGCTGTTGGGTAAAAACGCCAGCATGTCCGCCAGGGTTATAAGCCCGTTGGAGACTGTCACGGTCTAACCCTCCATGACGGTGATATATAGGTTACCTGCACCGCCAGAACCGCCTTGCGCCGCTACTACCTGCAAAGCGCCAACCACAGCGAGTTGCTGCAGAGCGTCCGTGCCAACCACTCCGGTCGGACCGCACGCATTGCCACGCGGATATAAAACGAGTGTACTGGCTCCAGCGTCGGTCAAGGTCAGGATTGTTTTAGCGATAGCTGAATTTTGCACCGTTATCGTCAGGTCTGTACCAGCCGCCAACGTGCCTGGGATATATACCACGTCATAGAGCAATCCGTTGACGTGGTTATCGGATTGCTTAACTGTTGCCGCGCCGTTAGTGTCGCACACGATGGGCAGCGCGATGATGCGGAATTTTGTTGCCATATTTTTACTCCTGGCGTCCGGGCGGGAAGGAGGACTCGCCCGGACGCCTTACGGGGTCCAGTAATTATGCTTCGGTTAGGGCAGCCATGAGGCCACCGGCAAACTTCGACTTGGTCAAAATATAGGTCAGCGTGTCGGCCACAACGTCCACGCCGGCAAACCTGTTGTCGCCCATCAAGAGGATTTGATGACCGGCCGCCGTGCAATTATCGTCAATTGCCTGCAGCAAGGTATCGCCGCCGCCGGAGTTGTTGGCGAACAGGCAACTCTCAAATTCAGTCATCCAGGGCACAGTCACGATATCGGCATCAACGCGCACGAGTGCATGGTCGTGGGTTGCTCCCCATGACAGGAACTCGCAGTTGATAAACTTGTCGCGAGACACGGTCGCAGCGCCTTCCAGCCATAAACTATAACTGGCAGCGCTGCGGGCATTGGTGTACTGTCCGACAGTGCAGCGCACGAAAAGATTTTCGGCGCCTGTCTCTTTGAGCGAGTAGGAAGCCGCCGTCGGCGAAACTGGCGACATGCAAAACACGTTCTCGAATTGGCAACGCGAACCACTTGAGATTACACAGCCGGCTGCGCCGGTGGCTTTCTCGTTGTAAACCTGGATGTTCTTGATCAGGTTTCCGCTGCCAGAGAATGTCATCGCCGGGGTCAAGGCTGGCGTAGCCTGCATGACGATGCGAGCGCGCTGTCCCAAGCCAGGGAGATCGGCGGTCAAGCCAACTAAATGGCAATAGTTTTTTGCCCAATCAAACGCAGCGGTTGGATTCCAGGCGGTTGCTCCGCCGATGAAAAACACGCCATCGTTGTAGCCATCGCGACAGCGGTCGTAAGCAGTCACGAGGCTGTTCGTAGCGGATTTTGCAGTGCGAGCGTCTCCACCAGCGGTGCCATGCGTGGGGTCGAAGTAGAACCAATTACCACCGGCAGCGGCCAGAAGGGAAAACGCACTATTCCCGCCCACAAGATCAGATAGGGAAGAAACGCCTTTACGTAAGATATAAGGTGAACCCATTTTTATGTCTCCTGTGGGGGCTTATTAGGCCCCCACTATCCAACTTGATTAGATTAGATTGTCAATTAGGACTAAGTTAGTCCTCAAACTCCGACGTAGTAGGTTTCACCCACCGCGCCGACTGCATCACGATAGCCAAGGCCCAGGCGTGCCCAGGCCGTGATTTCGGTAGCATCAGCATTGGCGATACGGGTGGATTCGAGCTTCATAAGCCGCTTGTTCACGAATTTCCACTGATCCCATCTCACAGCCAGGATTGCGCCGTAGAGATTGAGCGCGGTATTGGTCTGGTTGACCTTGCCGGCGTTGTCCGCTTTGCGGACGGTACTCTTGTAATGCATGAACCAGGATGGCAGCAGGTCATAACCCCACATACCGGTTAGCTTTCCGGTTTCAAGTGTGGCTTGCGTCCAAACGTCTTTCGTTTTCAGTGTGGAAAGTTTCAAGCTGGCCTTGTAAGTGTGAGGGCCAACGATGAACGTTGCTTTACCAGGTGCGGCGCCCATGCCGTTCGATCCGAGTAAAAACACAGTTTCCAGGAAGTCATCTTCGGATAACCCACCAGAAGCGCTGCGAGATTTGCCCGAGCCGGTCACGAGGGCGATCTTGCGGAAGCCATTCCAGAGCATATACAGCGCTGTAGCTGAGATTGCCCCGCCGATGGCGTTGATATTTGTAGATCCGGCGGTTTCGGTATCTCCGTCGATCACAGCGTGCTCGAGTTGCTCCGCGGCGCTCGCGACAATCTGTTTTTGCAGTTGTGGCACAAAGCGTATGAGTGAATCTTCTTCCTGTTCGCCAGAATAGATCACCCGGCAGCCCATCTTGGTAACGGTGAGTTGTTTATTTGCAGTGGTCGCATAACTTACGGGGACGCTGGGAGTCGGCACAAGCATGGTATCGTCCGTCAGAGAAGTTTCCGGTGCTTTGTACCAGGTTGGATCAGCGCTTTCCAGGGGCCAGTATTCGCTGGAATAACCATCGGGAATGGTTTCCTGGGGGATACGGGAGACAATCTGAGTTTCAGCGCGGATCTGCGCCCAAATCTGCTGGGCATAAGCAGTGCCCACCCAATCCTCACCAACGTGCGAAGAGCCGGTGGTGTACATGACGTTTGCGGTTGTTTTGATTGCCTCTTTCACAGCCGCTTCGGTATCGCCAATACCAACCGCTTTCATGGCATTGCGTACATAAGCACGCCCACCCTGCTCCGGGAGATCGGGTAAGTCGTTGGTGACGCATTTCAGCGCCAGGGCCTTGATTGATGCAACCGGAATATCCAATTTCATGGATTTCATGGTCGTGATCAGGAGTGAATGCTGCGACGGGGTCAGGTGGTCATATTTCCAGGTATCGGAGTCGTGCATGACAGCGGGGAGGCCACTAACCAGCCGGTTGGTTTCAGCCAGTTTCTTTTCAAGAGGCTCGGTGGCGGCCTTGACAGCCGCGGCGATCTTGGCAGTCTCGGCTTCAGTTGCCTTGACTTCGGCAGCCTGGTTATCGAAGTGCGCCTTCAACATCTTGGCGATGGTCTCTTCGATTGGTTTGGCTTGCATAGCAGGGTCGGCAGTACCGGCCTGCTTCAATGCAGCCACGATCATATCAACTAATTGTTTCATTTCTTCGGGGGTCATTGACTTTACTCCTCTAATAGAATGTGATTGTGAATGTGACTTCCCCGCGATTGGCGCACTGTTCCCAGCGCCTATGCCGTTCGCCTCCGGTTCCGTCATAAGAACGGGGATTTCGACCCCCGCGCTTTTATAATGTGAACGCATCGCCGGCAATGCCAACGC